AAAAGGGCGTTTAACGGCATGGTTGCCGAGAACGACAGCACCGCAATCCTTGACTGCATGCCGGATAAGAAGGGCTTTATCCGCGAGGTGCTTGATTGCCTGCTCGCAAGCGCCCGCATTGAGCAGTACCGCATTGAGGGCAATCGCATCGCATTCACCTCTACTGGTTGCTTTGTCGAGTTCTTTACAAAGGAGGTTAACAGTGAGATTTGAACACATAGCTTCAAGAATGCTCGCCGGGTACATGCCCGGCGGGTATGCCGCCGTAACCAGGCGGCAAGTAGTGCAGTTCCTGATGAAGGAGTTCCACGTTGACGAGAGCACCGTGACACGCTGGCGGCAGAAGGGTGCGATACCGCAGGACAAGGCGGAGACTCTTGTCGCAAAGTATCCTGAGTTTAAGGAGGTCGCAGATGATTAAGTGGTCAGATCTTGCGGCCTGCCTCGGTACCGGGGATGAGATGCCATTCTGCCTTGAGACTATCCCGCAGCTCCGCCGCTGGTGCGTTGGCGAGTTTGGAATTGACACAAACGCCGTGCGGAAGTGGGAGAAGACGGGAAGGATCCCCCCTTACGCGCGTCAGAAGCTTGTCATGAGATGGCCTGAGCGCTTCCACGATATCGAGTTCACGCCGGAGGGTTCCTGATGTACGATTTTGATTTTGATCCTGAAACCAACGGGCTAGAATTATCCTGGCGCGATACAGGCGGCGAGATTCCCCGCCGTGAGGCGCGCCCGGTATACGCCGAGGAATTGAACACTCTCGGCATGGACAAGAGATGGCGCTATGACGCCGCCTGCCCTGCGCCCCTGATGTGGGCTATAAACAGCGTCTACTACTATCGCGGGCGGAAGGTCATGAAGACAACGGGCAGCTCCTGCGCCACTCCGCCAGAGATTACAGTCTTTGAGGAGCCTGAGATTGACGGGCGCCCGCTCATGCCCTGCGATATCTCTCTGATGTGCGTTAAAAGCAGGGAGTTATTAGACCGCCTGACAGCGCAGAGCGTAAAGTTTATCCAGGATGTGCGAATTGAATACGCCGATAAGTGTGATTTGTTCTATGTAAGTTTCAGCGGCGGTAAAGACAGCATAGTCATGCTTGATCTCGTCTCACAGGCCTTGCCGCATGACGATTTCAAGGTGGTTTTCGGGGATACCGGCATGGAGTTCCCCGACACCTACCAGTGCGTAAGGGAGATTAAAGAGCGCTGCAAGGCCGCGGGCGTTGAGTTCCTGACCGCAAAGGCACCTTTCAGTCCCTCCGACTCATGGCGCGAGTTCGGGCCGCCTGCTGATGTGCTGAGATGGTGCTGCTCGGTGCATAAGACGGCGCCGCAGATCCAGCTTCTTCGTGATGTCGCGGGCAAGGCAGAATTTACGGTTTTGGCATTTACCGGAGTCAGGCACGCCGAGAGCGCCCGCCGCTCGCACTATGAGCCTGTCTCGAAGGGCATGAAGCACAAAGGGCAGTATAACGCCTATCCTATCCTCGACTGGAGCAGCGCCGAGGTATGGCTGTACATCTACACGCATAGACTGCCCGTCAACGCGGGCTACAAGAAGGGAAACCGGCGCGCCGGGTGCCTTGTCTGTCCGAAGGCGGGCGGCATATCCGAGTGGTTTCGCATTGCGTCATATCCCAAAGAGTCTGATAAGTACTATCAGCTAATCCGCGAGGCGTATGAGCCTAAGCATCCCGATCCGCTAGACCTCGGCGGCTACCTTGCGGGAGATTATAAAGCCAGGAGAAACGGCGCCGACCTGACGATAGAGACGGGCTACCATGACTATAAGCAGGGCGTCGAATGGCATATCACTGTAAGCAATCCGCATACCGACTGGCGCGAGTGGATCAAGACCATCGGCGTTTTGCAGACTGCGTCAAGCCCTTATAAAATCCTTTTCCGGGGCAAAGAGCGCGTATTTACTCTTGAAGAGACAAAACAGGGATTTAAGGCGTCGACAGCTGAGACAGACAGGAAGTTTATAAAGCTGCTTAAAGAGTGTTTCCGCCGCTCGGCCTGCTGTATTGCCTGCCATGAATGTGCCGCCGACTGCCCTTACGGCTGTGTCGTTTTTACGGGCAAAGCGGTGCATATAAGCGATAAATGCCGCCATTGCGCCGAGTGCCATAAGAGCCTTGACGGGTGCCTGCGCTATCACTCGATAGCCGCCGGACGCGTCAGGGAGACAAAGTGCTGTAGATGCGATAAGCCCGTAAGCGTCAACGTTATAGGGCTGAATAAACGCCTCCTGGGACGCCATATTAGCCGCTTCATGTGCCTTGACTGCCTCGCGGCGTTTTTCCATACAACGCCTGATGATTTGCAGGCTAAAATCGATGCGTTCCGTGACGACGGGTGTCCGCTGTTTGAGTGAGGTGCTATGCACAATTACATTTTTGACGCCGCAACAAACGGCCTGCTCCTGCAGGCTGAGGAGATAAATCCGATTGCGTGCAAGGAGCCGCGCCCGGTATACGCTGAGGAGATGGATTTGCTCGGCTTCGGGCGTGTCTTTGACTATCCGCGCGACACCGGCCTGCCGCTGATGTGGAGCGAGCAGACCGGCTATTTTTACAAGGGCGTAAAGATAGCAAAGCTGAAAAGCAGTGAGTTTGTAGAGATGCCGGAAGTTGTGAGGCTTGACAGCATCTTCGGCACTGAGAGGCTCATGCCCTGCAACATAGCCGCCATGGCGGAGAGCAACAGGCGCTACCTTGAGGCTTTGGCGGATACGGCTATTGCCCGTGTCAGGAAGTATTACGAAGAATACAAAGACAAGGCTGATATAGTCTGGTGCTCCTTCAGCGGCGGAAAGGACAGCATGGTGCTTCTCGATATCGTACAGCGTGCCCTGCCGCATGACGCGTTTAAGGTATTTTTTACTAACACGCATATGGAATACCCTGACACCTATCAGTATATCGACACTATACGCAAATGGTGCGCCGAAAGGCAGATTGACTTTATAGTCTGCGAGTCTGATAAAGTGCCTGAGGAGACATGGCGCGAGTTCGGGCCTCCCGCTACCAGGATCCGCTGGTGCTGCTCGGTGCATAAGACTGCGCCGCAGATGCTCAAGGCGCGCGAGATTGCCGGAAAGCCTGATATCCGCACGTTTTCTTTCGTGGGCGTCAGGGCGTCAGAGAGCCTGACGCGCTCCGCGTATGACTTCCTTTGCAAGTCCAAAAAGCACAACGGCGAGGACACGCTTAACGCGATACTGGAGTGGAATTCCGCCGAGGTGTGGCTGTATCTCTACATGCACAATCTGCCGATAAATCCCGCATATGAAAAGGGGAACAAACGTGTCGGCTGTTTGCTGTGCCCCGGAGCGACAAAGCGCGCTGAGTACATCACCGAGCAGTGCTATCCTGCCGCCTATCACCGCTTTTATCAGTACATCAAAGACGCTTATGATCCGATTGTTACGACGACAGGGAAGATAGACGATCCGTCGCTAGGGAATATCTGGGTAGCGCGAAAGAACGGGAACGGCTTGCTGATACCCTGCACGTACGAGGACATCAAAGAGGGCGATGAATGGGTTTTGACCTGCAGGGAGCAGAGAACAGACTGGCGCGAGTGGATTAAGACTATCGGTGTTTTGCAGAATGATAAAAGTCCGTACAGCATTAAGTATAAATCGGGCATTTACACGTTTTCAGTCTCTGAAACGCCCGCCGCCGGTCTCGAGGTGCGTACCGCGGATTTGCACACAAAGGAGTGCAAAAGTTTTATAAAGATGCTTAAGCAGGTTTTCAGGAAGGCAGCCTGCTGTGTTATGTGCCGCGTCTGTGAGGCCGACTGCCCTTACGGGTGCCTGAGCATGACGGGCGGCAGAGTACATATCAGCGACAAGTGTCATCACTGCTCCGGCTGCCATAAGCCCCTGATGGGCTGCCATGTCTATCATAGCCTGCAGAAACGCAGGGGGGGGCGTATGTATTTTATGAGGCATGGGAGGAAAGATGCAGGCAAAGACGCGTAAGTGCTGCAAATGCGGCTGTGATATCACCGACAAGGACACAATCGGGATTAACCGCAAACTGCTGGGCGCGCATACGGTTAAATTTATGTGTGTCAGGCATCTCGCGGAGTTCTTCGGCACCGAGGAGCATGTGCTTCGTGCTAAAATCGAAGAGCTGAAGGATAACAACTGCCCGCTTTTCAGGTGAGGGATTACTATGAAGCTGAGTCAGAACGGCGTGAATTTTATCAAGGCTCATGAGGCCTTAAGGCTTAAGGCCTATCAGGACAGCAAGGGCGTATGGACTATCGGCTGGGGTCATACGAAAGGCGTAAAGCCCGGAGACGTGATTACACGCGAGCAGGCCGAGCAGTTTATCCGCGATGACTTCGCATGGGTTGAGCGCACACTAAACTCGGATCTTGTTACAGGGCGCGATAAGCCGCTGGTAACTCAGAATGAATTTGACGCACTATGCAGCCTTGTCTTCAACATCGGATCCGATGCCTATCTCGAAAGTACTGTACGCAGGAAGATTAAGCAGGGCGACAAGATGGCGGCGGCGCGTGCTTTTAAGATGTGGGTGTATTCAGAGCATAAGTTTATCCAGGGGCTTGCAAACCGCCGCGCTGATGAAGTACGGCTTTTTCTGCAGAGCGGGCAGGCCGATATCGCGGCACTGCTCCTGGGCGCGATGATGGCAGGCGCCGCCGTGCTTGTTGCTATGATCTTTGTGATGTGATTATGATGACACGTGAAGAGTTTATAACATCAAAAATCACGCTTGATATTTTCGATATAGCGGATATTTTAACTGCCGCACTGCAGGACCGGGGATTTTTACAGGCGGGGGAATCTTTGACGCCGTATGATCTTGAGGAGGCAATGAACCGCCCGGGCTATTATCTGACTGTAGAAAGGAAAAACGGAACATTATCAGTAAAAAGGGGTTGATTATGAATTACGGCCTGCCGTACCAGGGGTCAAAGAACCGCATAGCGAAACGTCTCGTCGAGGCACTGCCCCCCGCCCCTGTGCTGTATGATGTTTTCTGCGGCGGGAGCGCTGTTACCCATGCCGCGATGCTCTCGGGCAAATACCAGCATTTTGTCGTCAATGACCTCCGCGGCTGGCTTCCTGACGCGTTCCGAAAAGCCATCCACGGCGGTTACGCGCATGAAGACAGGTGGATTTCGCGCGAGGACTTCGAACGGCTCAAAGACACTGACGCCTACGCCGCGACGTGCTTTTCATTCGGCAATGACTGCCAGTCATACATGTACGCGCGCCCTCTTGAGCCTTACAAGCGCGCCCTGCACTACGCGATTTTTTGGAGAGATTTCGCGCCGTGGAGAGAGTTGTGTCCCGAGACCGCGGACGCTCTCGCGTCAGGCCTTGCGCCGATTGAGGACAGGAAGCAGAGACGCGTTCAGGCAGGAAAATTTATCGTTGGGAGCCTCAGGGCTCAGATTACCGCCGGGACGCTCACGCCGGACATTCTCGACAAACCGATTTACCGTCAGATCCGCAGGAGCAAAGGCGCTATGACGACAGTAGAGACTTTGCAGAGCCTTGAGCGCCTTCAGAGCCTTCAGAGCCTTGAGAGCCTTGAGCGCCTTCAGAGCCTTGAGCGCCTTGAGCGCCTTCAGAGCCTTGAGAGCCTTGAGAGCCTTGAGCGCCTGCCGGACACGCTGACGGCGTACAGCGGCGATTACCGCGGGATGCGCTTCGATGAGCCGGGGATTATCTACTGCGATCCGCCGTATAAGGATACAGCAGACAAAAGCAAGGATTATGCCGATACCTCATTTGACGCCGAGGCGTTCTACAGCTGGTGCGAGGCGCAGAAGCTGCCCGTCTACATCAGTGAGTATCAGATGCCAGAAGAGCGCTTTGCGTGCATCGCGGAGTGGGACAAGGTTACACGCATGGCGGCAAAGACGCCTAGCCATGTAACGGAAAGATTATGGAGGCCGAGGACACAGCTATGATTATTGACAAGAGAGACTATTACAACCACGGCAGGATCGAGGCTATCGACGCCATCGAGTCCGCCTGCACAGGCCTGTCAGGCTTCGAGGGGTTCCT